TTAGTTGTTTGGTTTAATTGGTTGTAATTACTTTTTGAAAATCCTCAACGCTTCGGATAACCTCGTATCGGTACCCTGCTTCTTGAACGACCCCCTGCCACCACTTTTGGGAGAGGGACTGCTTGCCATTATTGGCCTTGAACTCAAGGAAGATGGCTCCATTGTCGGACAGGTAGGTCATGTCTGCAACCCCAGCGGTCAGGCCGATGCCCTTGAGGAAATGACCGTTTGTTCGGCTTCGTGGGTTGTTAAGGTTCAGGAACAACCGCCCTTCTTCGTGAGGCTTCAAGAGTTTGAACAACTTGACGCAGGCTGCTTGCAGGGTGTATTCGGGTGTCATAGTGGATACTCGTTTGCTTTGGTGTAAGGCAGTTGGCATTGGACTTGGGCGATACCAAGGCTTCCGTTCCTATTCTTTCGGAAGATGACCTCCATGAGGTCCTGCTCGGCACTCTTGTCGTGTTCGTAGGGGCGGTACACAAAGGCAATTTTATCAGCATCGAACTCCAGTTGCCCGGTTTCTCGAAGGTCGGACATGATGGGGCGATGGTCGGACCTGCCTTCGGTTGCCCGTGATAGCGAAGAAACCACGACCCCGAATACCTTTTGCCGTTTGCAGATTGCTTTGAGTTGCTTGGAGATGTTGGTCATCTGCTCGATTTTGGGCTTGGGTTTGTCAATCTTGGCAGGTTCTACGAGTTGCAGGTAGTCAAGGTAAAAGCCAACGATTCCGAACTTGGCCTTGAGTTTAGCGATTTCGCCTTCGATTCGGTCGAGGTTTGCTTGATGCAGGTCCACAATGTAGAGAGGCTTGCCTTTGAGTTGGTCGGCTTTTTGTGCCAAGGTCAGGAACTGCTCGGTAGTGATTCGCTCGTCGGGCTTTAGGAATGCTGCCCCGTCCATCGTTCCGAGGTTGGAAAGCATACGCTGGGTCAGTTGGTCTGCACTCATCTCCATCGTGAAGAACACGACGGGGATTTCGGCCATGGCTTGGTTCATGGCTATTTGGAGTGCAAGCAGGGTCTTGCCCATTGCAGGCCTACCACCTACGAGGATGAACTCGGATGGCTTGAACCCGGTGCAGATGTTGTCGAGCGGTCGGATGAAGGTTTGGTAGATTTGGTCCTTGCGTCTTCCTTCCCGGACCTCGTTCATGTTGACGAGAAAGTCCTTTGCCAGTTCATGGGCTAAGGATTCGGAGGCGTTGGATTCAACCGCTTGGATGGATTGGTAGCGTTGGAAGGCTTTGGGTATGTCCCGGTCATGGGCGAGTTCTTCCATGATTCTCGCTTCTTCACGTTCCTTCCAAAGGTCGTGCAGGTCGGATGCGTAGGTCTTCCAGTTGCTGACAAGCCCTGCTTCAGGGTCGATACCTTCAAGTAGGACATGGGCTTGGCCTTGGTCGGCAAGGTGTTTGTAGACGGTAACGATGTCAATCTCTCGCTCTGCTTTGTGGAGGGACTCGATAGCCCGGTAGAGCAGGACGTTGTTGCCTGTGAATAGGCGTTCCGGGATTTGGGTTAGAAGGACGGTTCGGTTCACGAACTTGTCCATAAGGCAGCCGAGCAGTTTGCGTTCAGCGGACAACTGGTAAGGGTTCATCATCGGAGGTTAGGTTTGAGTAGGCGAAGTTAGGTGTACGCTGGATGGCTTGATCCTCCCATCTTTTGCCGTTTAGGTAGGTGGAAGGATGCGGAACGAATTGAGCAGGGGTTTCGGAGTAAAGGCGTTGAATGTTGCTGACCGCCAGTTCTTGCTCGGTCTTGGTTAAGCGTAGGAAGGAACGCTTGGCTCTTGCCTTGTCGGTCTTTCTTGGGAATGCTTTCCAAAATCCCTCGAACTGCTCACTCACATTTTCTCTTCTCTCCTCTTCTCTTCTCTCCTCTTCTCTATTGAACACAGGTTCAACCTTGGTTGAAGGTAGGTTCAACATAGGTTCATCGTGAGTTGGAGTTTCTTCAACCTTAGTGAGCCTTCGTTCGGCACTCCTTTTGCCTGCTTCGGACATCTTTGTACGGTGCAAATTGGCCTCTTCCCATTGAATATCAAGGAATTTGATGAAGACGTACTGCCCATTGGTTTCAACAAGTTTGGTTGTGAGTAGTCGCTCCAAGTGTCCATCCCCCTCCAAGTGAGCATGGTCGTGAGTCATCTCACATTCTGCGTTCCAATACACGCAGCAAAGGCGTAGGAATGCGACTTGAACTTCGGCAGGTTGCCGTGATATTCTGCCCATCATCCAATCGGCTGGGGAGAATTTGAACCATGGTATGGGTCTCATAATTTTCTTGCAATTACGCACTCTTCGGGGACTTCGCTAAATTTCATAAACATAAACGATTCTTGACTTCGCTCTATTCCTTTTCTATGCCTCCACGGTAATTCATGCTTATTTGAATAAATTTTTAACTGCAACAAATCCAATAGTACATAACTTATTATTTCCCCATTGCTGGCTTCGCCGCAGAAATAAAGTTGCGATGTGCAATAGTACCATGCCCCCTTTTTTCCTGACCTTTTTTCGGTTTCAAAGGTTACAGTATGAAAGCCTTTAAAAAGGCATTTTTCTTGGAGCGTCAATCTGCTACCGTCCTTAAGAGTTAAAATCATGTCAATGCCTTCGGTGGCATCATACCTGCCTTTTAATTCATCACGACTCACTTCCGTCGTTTTTTCACCATCAGCAAGAGGCAGAATTTCCCTGTAAATATTATTAATTAACTGAATATATTTACCCGCTTTATCGCTTCTTTCTTTTAAATAATCGTTTACATCAATTATTTTAATCCTTTCTATACCAACCATGGCGTTATTTTTGTAAGTTCCTGGAATCGTGATAGGATGATATTGCAATAGGCTGGGTCAACTTCATAAGCAATGCAAGTTCTTCCCGTGTTTTCCGCTGCAAGTAAGGTTGTCCCAGAGCCACAAAACGGGTCGCATATCGTTTCTTTTTCTTTGGTTGTTTTCTTGATTATTTCCTCCATTAACACGATTGGTTTTTGTGTTGGATGAAACCTTTTCTGGTTATTACCGTGAATGCTATCAGCGTTAACAACGCCGCCATGCAGAACCCTTACCATAATTGAGGACTTTTTTGTTGCCGCACTCTTGAACCATGCAAGTTCAAATGGGCTTCCAATCATGTCGTCAAGTTCGTCTTTTAAACGCTTATCCCAGCAAAGCCATCCACCTGTGGGCAAGTGTCTTGTGAAATAATTGGCCCCAAATAAAACAACCGTATCTCGATTTAAAAACGGCCTTGGGTCAAATTCCTCGGCATCTCCTTCTATCTTTTTAAAATCGCTTTCGGTTCCATCCCACTTCTTCCAGTCGGGATTATAGTCAATGCCATAAGGTGGGTCGGTGATAATAGCGGTCGCTTCATTCTTAAGAAAATCGTATGCACTTGCACAGGTTAATGTGTGCTTTCCAAGAATCCATACTTGACCAAATTGAACATTAAATTTTTCTGTTATTTCCTCCTGTTTATTGGCTTCAATTATTTCTCGGCTTTTACGATTTTGTAATATTTCTGCTTTCTCCTGCTTTTTAATCTCCTGATATACTTGGTTAATTGAAACCTCGCCAGTTTGCAATTTAGCCTTAACGCCATCGTTCGCCTTGGACTCAATTACTTTAACCTTGGCAATGGTATCGTGTGAAACATTGGCGACCTTGGCAAGTTCTTGACGGGTTTCTATGGGTTTCACTTCCGCAGAAATCTGCGGAAGTGAATTGCCTTTAAATTGAACGGCTTGATTTGCCTTCGCCTTATCCCTAAAAACATGCTCCAACTCCAAGGCCAAAACTGAACGCTGGTAGTTGCTTAGGTTTCTCCTACCAAACTGGTTAAGAATCATCCACTCCTTGCACTCATTAAGGTCCGCAAATTGCATTGCCTTAGTCGTGAACGGTATGCCAAATTCCTGTGCAATGGAATAGCGGTTGTGTCCATCCACAATCGTCCCATCCCAAGTCAGGATAGCTTCACGGATGCCTTCCGATAGAATGTTGTTGGTTAGTTGCTGATATTCTTCTGAGGTTATCGGAGGTATCAGTGATTGTAGTTCGGGGTTGATGTTGAGTTTTTGCATGGTTAATTGGTTATGTAATTAAAAAAAAATACCCCCGACTGATTGAGGCAGCCGAGGGTAGGGGCGTATGAGAACCCTTTATCGGTAGTACCGTGTGGCCTCAA